AAAAGTCTCTTCTTCAATAACTTTTGTAGTTGGTGTCGGCACAAATGTTCCGAAAACTGTACCATCAACAGTAATATCTTTATCGTAATCCCCATCAAGACTTACAAGATAATATCTTATACCATTTCTTTCAATTCTTTCTACATTAGTAACTGTTCCATATGCAGTAAGAGAATCTGGATCACTAATAGCATCATCCTCTGGTTGTTTTAGAGTTCTATGCAGCAAAACACTACTAAAGTCTGTTGTCTGATCATCAGAATACAGAACTAAGTCTCTAGTTTTTCTGTTAGATGAAGAACTGGGTTCAAAAACATAATCTGATGGAATGATTACATTTACTGGTCTATTGTATAATGCTTTGAATAGAATTTCAAATGCTTTTCTTGTTCCTTTAGATCTATAGAAATCACCAACATGCTTATAGAATAATCTTTCATTTACATCATAATTTAAAATTCTTTCTTCAAATCCTGGAGCAATTTGTGCTTTTAATTTTTTAAAAAATTCATCTAAGAATAAAGCACTTAGATTTTCAACTGGTGCTCCTTCAAAGTGCTCTAATTTATCAGTATCGTCAAATACTAACTCGTCTCCTATTTCAGTCAGACCTCTAAATCCACGAATAATACCCTTAAACTCAGTATCTGTTTTTGATGTATAGGATACAATTTCACCACCAACTAAATTATCACGACCTTCATCTTCAGCACCAATCCTTAGTAGTCCATAAGCATATGGAAATCCTGCTGTACTATCAACAGTAATTGTTGTACCCGTATAACTTAAATCGTCAGATAATTCTGTTATTCTTGGAGTCAACAAAATAGTATCTAAATCGACATATTTGTCGATATTAGACATTAAGTCGTAAGCAGCACCTGGAATTTCATTAGACTCTTGATATTGACGGAGAAATTCCTTAAATAACGGAAATTCATCATTTATAAAATCTGGAATTTGACTTTCCAGAACTTGTGATAGACGAATTCTTCTTATATCCATTTTATGTTTAAATTAGAGTCTTGGTCGGATGACGTTGTTATCGAGATTGGTTGGTGTAGAAATAAAACTACTTCCAGTAGGATCAGCACCAGATAAAATGTTATCTTCAATAACATTTATATTAGATTCACCAGTATCAAATTGTAAAAACAAATCTTGAAGTCCGATAATATCATTTGATCTAGGGACAGCAGATATTTGTATAGTCTGATTTGTTGTGATTTCGGTTGATGTTATATTTATTGCACTAATATTAATTTCACCTTTAACATAGTCTATAGTCCCAATATTTCTTCTTACAACTTCTCCAGTAGATCTTGTCTGTTCTTCCGTAGCTCCAGAAACTGTAACTGTTGGATCGGGAATAGAAATCAAAACAAGTTCACCTGTACCATCCGTCTTAGGAATATCGGAAAAATATACGACCTTACTTATACCACTTACTTTGAAACCACTAGACTTAATATTGTATCCCACATTTTTTACACGGAATTCATTACCAAAACAAACTTCATATTCTGCTAATCTATTTAATATTGCTCTCATATCTCTACGAATTCTTACCTCAGTAATATTTGAAGTAATTGCTCGATCAGAATTATCAATCATGGTTGTAAATTTAGTATATCTAAATCTAGATCCATACATATTCATTTCTTCACTATCGGCAAATTTATCCAAAGTCCTAACTACACTTTGATTTACAGAATATGCATCTTTTGCCAATGATGGATTATAATATGCAGTAACATCTGATTCAATGTATAGGAATTTTGTATCAAGAATTTCTGGAACAATTCCTGTCACAGAATAACTTCTGAGTTCTTTCTTAATACTATCTTTCAAACTGTTTGATAGAAATAATCCTGTTTTTGGTTTGATTGTAATGAAAACTTTTCCAAATCTTGGTGGATCAAGTTCTTCCCCACCAAAAGCATTAATCGAATCTGTTTCTGGATATACACTTCTTACAATAGTTTCATAATCTCTTGCAGTTACTGCTCTTCCTTGGGAAGAATAAAATCTGGTAGCATAATTTTTAATAGATTGTGCAGTTTCAATACTTGCACCACCTTTAGATGCTTCAATTAAAATTACATCTGATATATTTCTTGCAATTAAGTTGTCATTATTGTCATAGAAGTTTCCATTTATCTTAAATGATGCTGCTCCATTGGGTTCAGCACCATTACAAGTAATATATGATACTTCAATTAGATTATCGTTGACTAATTCTCTTCCAAATACACCATCACCAAAGATAAGTTCATATTTTTCGTCTTCTACTTCTTGTATAAAGAAGACTCTAGATGTTCCATCAATTTCAGTAATTGATGTTGCCATCTTATATGTTATAGAATCGTTTGAAAAGAAACTATCCTTTACATTAACTCTAATTGTGTTATAATCGATACCTATATTGGAAAGAATAAACCTTTGATTTTGAATACTAGTATCTACAGTGAACTCCTCATTAATTAAAGTTCCTTCATAGATTGTTACATCATCAAAAGATGCTCTATCTTGGAAAATTGATGATGTTACATCGTCGGGAACACAATAAGTAAATCCTCCAGTAGATCTATTATTCGTATTTACTGCGATATTACCTTTCCTAAGTGTGATAGAACGAGGTGCTGATGGAAAGTCCTTAGTATTGATAAAGAAACTAATTCTTGCTCTAGATGAAGTTCTAGGTCTTGGTAGATAACCAACATTTCTCGCAAGAGATACTACATTTTCTCTTAAAGTTGCACTATCAATAAAAACTTCATTGCTAAGCATATTTGCATTATATGCCGCAATGTAAGTATTATAAGCAAGTAAGTCAATAATTACGGATAAAGTGGATCCCTCATAATCATAGTCCGTAAATGCACTATTAGAACGTAAATACGCCTTAAGTGTATCTTTGATATCCTCAAAGTCTAGACTTGTAAAATTTGTGATTGCCATTTATCTTGTTGGTTGTAATACGAAATTAAGCTCTTGTGGAGGAATGTCAATGCCGACAATAGTGTACCTAATTGTTATTTCATAATCATTTCCTTCATAATTTGGTATACAGACTACTTTGTTAAGTCTAACTCTTGGTTCAAACTGAGTTATTGTAGTCCTAATTTCATCTTTGATCTGATCTGCAAGGATTGCAGTCATTGGTTCAAAGAGCAATCTTGATATTCTGGACCCTAATTTGGGTTGAAAGAACCTCTCACTAGTGTGAGTCATCACTAAATTACGAACTGCCCTACCAATAGCAGTGGCATCTTTCAATTGAATTAAGTCATTAGATAAAGGATTGCGACTAAAGGTCATACTTAAGTCTCTAAATCCTCTACTTACCCGTTCTAAAGGCATTAGTATACACAAACTAGGTATTATCAACCTATTTAGACGATTATTGCGGATCTAAAAACCTTCCTTCTTGTGATTTATACATTTCTTCTGGTTTTTCTTCCTCCTTTTTGCGTTCTTGAGCAGTTTTCCAGAAATATTCGTCCTCTCGACCCATTCCAAGACGTTCAAAACCGTTTTCAACACTATAATATTCGGTCGAAACCTTAAAATCGGGCATTTTTGGTTCTTCTGGAGTCAAACTGTTGTCAAAAATACGCATTCTGTTGTTTGGATACAGTGCATACTGTCCATTTTCAAGTTCAATAAGGTTATGTGACTTGTGCTCAGCAGGATTTTCACTCGTTGCATAGTCAATAACGTCTGGATCTCGATGATAATTGTCTATAGTGCAGATATAAGTACCTTTTTGGATGCCAAAATCTCTTGTATACAGTTCATAGTCCATAGAACCGATGAATTGCTTGTGAATTGCTACTACTCCATAGTCCATACAGTTCCAAAATTGAAGATTTGGAAGATTCATATCAGGATCTGGAGTTTTTGGTTCAGATAAAAAGGCACTGATAGGCAATTTATCGTACATTGCCGCATATTCGGGCAAATATGTCTCAAAATAAAAAGCACGTCCAGGTATCGATTTACACGATACCCAAACGCCCTTGACAAACTCACCGTGACCAAATTGATGATCTGTGAGATATTCTTTTCTGACCCATACTTCCGTTGATGGAAGGTTACAAATAAGTGCTGACATTAAGAACAGTTAAGATCTGTTCTATGTATCACCGTCCTTGTCCACGATAACGTTTCTTTTTACCATTACGTGAGGATGCTGCAAGTTTGGTGTGCTGACTTGCACCCTGACGAGTCTTCTTGGGTTTGCCAGGCATGAAACTAGCACCTGATAGACCGATCTTTGAACGTACTGCCATGTAACTCCGTTGTGTTTACTTCTATATTATAAAGTATCTTCCTGGATATGTAAAGGGTCTAATGGGTAATCGAAGACATGTTCTAGGACCTTCTGGATGGGTCTCTGAAGCATTCCGCAATGAACATCCCTAAAGTCGTGATACCCAAAACAACCTATCTTAAGAGTCTCTTCTTCATCTTTAAGATTTTTTGCTGCATAGTATGCTTCAAGCATCGAATCCATACGATTTGAAAAACATTGTGAATTAAAATAAACGGAAGCACGTGCTTGAGTTAATTTCCAGAAAGGTGAATCATAAATTGATCCATAAGAATAGTACCAAGATAATGACTTACTGTAATCAGTTATACTCTTTAGATATTGTTGATTAGTGTCTTGATATGATTGAATATCACGATTACCTTTTAGAAACTCCGCAATCGATGATGCAAAGTCATTATAATACATCAATGATAATGCTTCCAATGGTTCAAGGAAGAAAAGACGATTACCATTATATGCTTCAAATCTGTTCTGTATCAGTTTCTTTGAGAACCTTGGAGTCCATGTGATTTTCTTTCCATCTACCTTTGGATCCGAGAAGTTACGGTTGTAGAGGTAGCCGTGCTTCGTAATTCCTTTATCGGGAAATGGTAAACCAAATTCCCATCCGTCCCGAGAAGCGCGGTGAAGAGTATAAGTCGGATCATCAATGGTCTCGGAAGTATACAAGATTGCCGCATTGACCGTCTCAAAGATCGGTTTATAATATTCGGAATCGTCGTCCCACCCTGCACAGTTGACTACGAAGTCGTACTCTTTGTCATTTATCAGAACTTGGTCGTCCTCAATGTCATAATCATCAACTCTCTCAGGATGATAAACAACTCCAAGTTCTTTCTCCAAATGATTGTGAATGAATGGATTTAATATCCCACTCTCAAAGTGAAAGGCAACTTCACCACCATGGAAGTGATGTCGGAAAGAACTG